GTCCCGAGCAAAGCAACTGAAGTGATTGGATGCCGCTCCCAGATGCCCCGGCAGAATCGCCTCGCGTGTATAAGCTGCTAAAGAACATCGATTTGCAGACTCTGGCTGCAGATGACGACGACATGATCCTAACTGGCAACCCAATCAGTATCGAGATGCTCAACGAGGACGAGTTGAGGCGTCTGATTTTGGTACAACTCGCACGGCTCTGCGTCAAGGGCGAGTGGAACGGACTCCTGGGGAGCTAGATATGCCACTACCAGACGCCAACAAGAAGTCGCCCAGGGTCTATACCAACCTTCAGAACCTAGATCTAGACAATGTAACGTTCGCTAACATCCAGGCAACTGGCAATCCCATAGCTGTAGAAGAGATGAATGAGGACGAGATGAGACGTCTAGTCCTGGTTAACCTGGCACGATTGGTTACTGCAGGTGAATGGAACGGCCTCCTCACAGCTGGTGGCGGTGGCATGGAGCAGGTAGGAGTACTCTCTGCAGCGTCATCGAAGTTCTTCTCGATCACTAAGTGCGGCCCCTGGGGATCAGGAGAGCCTGGCGATGCTGATACTGTCAACTACAATACTCCAGTGTACGTTCCCTTTGTTTCTCCTAACTCGGGAACTGTAGCTGGAATAAGCATCAACCTAACATCTGCAGCCGGCAGCTCGGTGAACTATGTTGTCGGGATCTACAACTCCAGCGATGGACTACCGACCACTCTGATCGGTAGTGCTACGATGGCGATGGATGTCTCTACCGGAGAGATTCGTCAAACTACATTTTCTACAGATATTACACTGACGAGGGGAGATACGTATTTCGTAGGATGGACCAGGTCTACATCGACAGCGTTTACTCTGTCAACAGTGCATCGTAACAGTCAAGCAGCTCTCGGACCAACTCAGGATGTCGCGAACAATTACATGGCTATCTCTGAAACAGGCACAGACAACACTCTGCCTGCAACCGTCACCCCTGCCAATCTCCTAGCGGTCGATGAAGAACGCCCGATGATTAACTTGGATTGGTGAACATGAACAGAACACGCACCACCTATCGCGGCACCGAAGTAATCGAGGTGGAGACCTTCGATGTTAACTGGGTTCAGGTTCGTCGGGCTCGAGACCACGAACTCTCGAGGACGGACTGGCGAGCTGTCAAGGATCGCACCATGTCGCAGGCTTGGAAGGATTACCGTCAGGCTCTACGCGATCTACCCCAGACTCATGTCGTGGCGAACGACGCCGCCGATAACTGGCCGGAGGCACCAGAATGAGTGACCTCAGCGAGAAGGCCAGAGACATATTCCAGAAGAACGGGATGGCATTCCTGCTCGGTTGGATCCTGGGGATGGGCCTCGGGCAAAGCCTCTGGGATTCAATCGTGGGGGTGCTTTGAATCTCGAAGCGGCGTCCAGAAAAAGTCGTGGAATTTCGCATTTCCCTCCAGGACAAGGAACGCGAGATGTTCGACTCTCTGGTAGGCGCGTACCAAGTCGACAAGTTCTCTGAGGCCGTTGACCAGGCTCTTTCGTTTCAGAACGTCTACCTGGGCATTACCCTGGTCGAGATTGCCACTGGCAAAGAGATCCTGTTCGGTACTCCCAACGATCTCAATGACCTCATCGCCGACGTCCGCACCTGGTGGGCAGCTAACAAGGATGAGTTTGGCCCTGGTCTCTGGAACTTCTTCAGAGGAATCTTCGAACGCGCTCCTTTGACTGCTGCCCAGGAAGCTGCCATCCAGGAGACAGCATCACTCTACCAGCAGCAAGCCGGTGTAGATCCGGCCACTGGACAAGCATATACGAGTGTGGCCCAACTTTGGGCGTCTGCATTCGGTGTCAATTTACCGTGACCGTTTACCCCCACCTATTCGACCCACTTTGGGGTAAATTGGCCCTTAACACATATAAAGGAACGATGGACTGCGCCTCATTCAGTCAACTCGAGTACAAGCGCTTGCAACTTGTCTCTCGATGCGGTCATAGTTTCTAATTGAGTACCACGCATGACATAGAGCTTGGTCAAAGCGATTAGATCCTCAGGACCCTCCTTGACCAGTTTGTTGTATCTCTCTTCCCATCCAGCATGTTCGATGATGACGGAGGATAGCCAAGCAGATCGTCCGAGGTGACCTGCTGTACCGCCGGGGTTCCTCCTAGACTTCTTTGGGATGCGGTCCCATATGTCGAATGCAGCTTGAGACAGGTTCGCGTTGATGCCGGGCACTAGAACGCCCCCAGGGTCAATTGAGTTTCAACAGCTGTTTTCAACCCGTTGGAAATCTCATAGGGAACTAACGCGCGACGGTTCGGCCTCAAAGGATCGGTGCTCCAGGTGTCGCCCTCGAACTTAGAGTGAGTCCATCCCCTGGGCACGGCTATGAACGGGAACTTGCCCCACAGATAGAACGCCTGGATCGTCTGTGTCGGCTTCTTCAATATCGGGTTGAACCATTCCGCCGCACCTGCGACATTTTCGATGACCCACCAATCCGGATCCAGGTGCTCGATGATCTCCTTCGCCGCCATCATCAAACTCAAGTCTGGCTCATACTCTTCACCTACTCTTCGTGCTCTCGGCATAGGGGCATCAAAGCCCCTCGAGAAGTCTGTGCATGGGGGTGATGCCCATACTACATCGAAAGGGCCGAGCAAGTCGATCCAATCGAGCCATTCGCGCACATCTCGGGCTTGAGTGTGGGGGGTGTCGGCAAGAAGGGGGTTATTCTCGATCCGAACAACAGTCCATGCAGGATCTGCGATCATGGCGGAACTAGCTCCCCCAAGACCCGAAAACAAATCCAGCATTCTATATCTTCGGGTCACTTTATCACCTGTGGAAGGCAGCCAGTCTCGGGTGCGGGATGTGCCATCTGACTGCCCTCCGTTCTGATGGTACAAGTGTTAGTTATTAATAATTCCCAAACAGGAACGCGACACAATCAAAAGTCAACGACCTCCGGTTCGGACGTTCGGTGCGGCGTGGCCTCCTAGACGCAGGGGTGGGTTAGGCTCAAACGGGTGATTTTAGGGGATTAGGGTAGTATTATGGGCGGAGGACGCCCGGTTGGTGGACATGGTAGACCCCATAACCGTCTTAATCGGCCTTTCAGCCCTAAATTTGCTTGCTTCAGCTGCTCTAGCTCTCTGGATCAGACGAGAACTCGAGGAATCTGTCCAAGAATTAGACTCCACCCTGGCTCTCGCCATCAAAGCGACCATGGATCAGCTCGGTGATGGTGTCCTGGGCGGGTTCGAGCCCGTCAATCCAGTGCAAGCTGCAATCGCACAGATGATTCAGGCCTACGCAAGCAACAAAGTAGGCGCCATTGAGATCCAGGCAGCTGCCAGAGGCGCCGACGGTACGTTTCAGAAAGGTCTCGAAGAATTTGAGTGATATTTATTAGCGAGTTTTTTTAACACTCCAGACATGCCCCGCCGAAGAGCGAAGAAATCTCGCCGAAGAAGCCCCAAAACAATCAGTCTCTACAACATGGCTGTAGCGTATGGGAACCTAGCGATCCTAACTGAAGGAACTCTGGGAACTTCCCCATACGGAGCGATCACTGGATCCACGGACCTTGGTTACCGATCTGTAGCTGATGTCGGACTTGGTGCGTCATCGATGACTGTATCAGGCGCAGGAGTAATTTCCCTGGGCGACATACTCACCGAGCCTTCTCTGGCTATGAACACCATCATGGCGAACGCTCAGTCTAACGCTGTCCCGATGGCAATAGGCGCAATCACCTTCAACACTGGAGCTAAGATCTTCCGCAAGGTTATGCGCAAGCCGTTCTCAGAGGCTAACAAATTCATCAAGCCCCTGGGTCTTGGAGTGAGGTTGTAGGGCTATGGCAACAAACACAGTCTGTGGAAACCTCATTTGCTCTGACGGAACTAACATTCCGTTGAAAGCCGAGCTCGCTGAAGGCACCGAGTCGGATCTAACTACAGATACCGTCTACACAGTCTCAGCGCAGAACGTCGGCGACTTCGCGCCAGGCAAGACAGTCACCGCTGCCCTAGTCTCAAGCGACAATGGCGCCGGTTACTGCTACATTCTCTCGCAGGGACTCGTGGCAGCACTCATCCCCTACTCAGTAAAGGGAGCCGTCACCGATGGCTCTCCTGCACTTTGCCAGCCTTACACACTGAAGGCCGGCGACAAGGTACGCTACATGAACAACACAGCTGCCGACCGAGAGGCTGCAATGTCTTGCTACACCGCTCGAGGTGTTTCCAGAATCTTTGTAGTCACCCCAACCGGTGGTGCCACCAACGAGCTAGTAGATCTTCAGACCTCGAACTCCATTGGAGACACACTCCAGGGCGACAGGATCGTCAAGGTCTCTGGAACCTCCGTTGACGGTAGCAAGATTGAGACGCAGGGCTTCTTCACCGTCGATGCCCTGGGCAACGTCGTTGGGACAGCGGCTGCAACCAGTCCCATCGTCCAGCAGCCTTCGTTCTCGAGCTGCTCGATTCCAATCGCTCTGAACTACAAGGCACAGTTCCTAACCAATGCTTGAGGTGATGGAGATGCCAAGACTCACCAAAGCGGCAGGACGCCGACGACTCGGCGAGATTCACTCCAAAGCAAAGAAGCTCTTTCTTCGAGGATTCATCTCTACAAAGGATCTAGACTCGATAGAGCGTATCTGCAAGTCCCGCGCAAAGCAATTGAAGTGATAGGATGCCGCTTCCCGATGCCCCGGCAGAATCGCCTCGCGTGTATAAGCTGTTCAAGAGCACCACTTTGGAGAACGTGACCAACGCTAACATCACCTCTGTAGGGGATCCAGTCAGCATCGAGATGCTCAACGAGGATGAGTTGCGACGCCTAGTATTGGTACAACTAGCTAGACTGAGCGTTAAGCAAGAGTGGAATGGTCTTCTAGGGTGATCCGATGCCACTACCAGACGCCAACAAGAAGTCGCCCAGAGTCTATACGAACCTTCAGAACCTCGATCTAGACAATGTAACCTTCGCTAACATCCAGGCAACTGGCAATCCCATAGCTGTAGAAGAGATGAATGAGGACGAGATGAGACGTCTTGTCCTGGTTAACCTGGCACGATTGGTTACAGCAGGTGAATGGACTGGTCTCCTGGAGGCTGGCGGTGGTGGTTCTGTCCTGGGGATCGGTGCGGGTGCCAAGTCTGGTGCAGTGTTTAGCTCCTTAACGAAACAAGGCCCCTTTGGTCGAGGTTCAGCCGACTCAACGATGACATGGAATTCAAACGACGCACGATACATTCCGTTCATCGGCCCAGTTACCGCAACTATGGACAGTGTGACCATCAGCGTAGAGACGGCGTCCACTGGAGGAACTGACATGCTAATGTCTGTCTACAACTCGGATGCCGACACTGGGGTTCCGACAACACAGCTCTCTGATGAAATATCTGTTGAAGGCGATTCGACAGGTTACATCGAAGTAGATTTCACGAGCCCCCCAGACATCGAGGTGGGCAAGTTATACTTCTTCGGGATGGCGAGAAGCGCCAACTCTAACATCACGTTGAAGTCACATATAACCGACCAAGAAACGAACTTCGGTGGGCAAGAATACTCGAGTGACCAGAATCGAAATATGCTCGGTGAAACCGGCGTTGACAACTCGCTACCCGCTACCGCTACCGCCGCAAACGTTCTGGGCGTGAATTACGCCTGTCCTCTCATCATGGTGAAATGGAGCACGACAACATGAAGGTTCAGCGCAGAATGATCCACATCGACAAGTTTCGCAACAAGACGGTCAGTTATCGGGATGTCACATGGGAAGAAATCCGACGGGCTAGAGATGCCGAACTTGCTCAGACAGATTGGAGAGCCGTCAAGGACCGCACGATGAGCCAGGCTTGGAAAGACCATCGACAAGCTCTACGCGATCTCCCAGAACACGAGAGCCCCAACGATGCAGCAGACGCATGGCCGGAGGCACCAGCATGAGTGACCTCAGCGAGAAG